CTCTAGGACTAGTGCAAAATAATGCATGTCCTTGAGTATCAGATAATGTCGGTCTTAAAACTTCGTACCATGCTTGCTTATGAATATCTGCGAATTCGTCCATAACTAAGAAATCTAGACCTATTCCACGCAAGCTATTTTCGTTATCTGCTCCTCGTAATGATATTCTAGAATTATTTCTTAATACGATTGTTAGATCGCTATTATTAATAGATTTTACCCATTTATGCTTAATTAATTTATCTTTTAATTCATTCCAACAAATTGATTTTGCTTGTCTATAACTAGGAGCTACATACCAGACTTTTTTATTACTATATCTAGCAAATTTAGCTAATTCATTTATAGCTAAATAAGTTTTGCCAAATCTGCGCCCAGTAATTAAAACACGAAATCTTGATGTATTAGTTATGACTTCTTTTTGAGGTTTGGATAAAGGCATCTATCCCCATTGATTAGCCATAGCTTTAGCCATTCCAGGAAAACTCATATCCCTATTTCGTTCTTTGTTTGAATACCATTTAGGCATTTTTTTACCACCATGTATTACGAATTCGCCTTTATCAGCATCTTTATTAAATAAAGGTTCTGGGCCTAATGGGTGTGTAGCAACTAATTTAGATAAATTTTTTAGCCAAAAACAAGTTTTTTTTTGATATGGATCACCAAAATAATAAGGGTGAACTGTTTGATCTGGTAATCTAAATTGAGTTGATAAAACAGATACAGGATTTTCTATACATATTTTAGGAATATTTGATTCATATAATTTTTTTACAAATTCTATTGCTCTTTTTTGTTTTTGATTTTTATCTTTAAACCATCTAGCTCCACTTACTGCTAAATGAGTGCAAGGAGGATTAGCAATCATCAAATCCCAATCTTTATTTAGATGATTAAGAACATCATCTTTTATGTGATTTCCAGGAGTTTGAGTATCTAATATATCACATGAATATGCTTCATGTCCTTTTTCAGCAAAAGCATTTCTAATTAATCCAGAATATTCACAAGCAATTAAAACTTTTAATTTAGTCATATGACCATTGTAAAGGTTCTTCCGTTTGACTTGATTCTATTGTGTCCTGTTGTCCTAAAATATTTTTACCTAGGAATATAAGCATCGCTACATTCCC